GTATAATGTTTGATGATTTTTCTGCCACAGTAACTACAACATCACATCGGATTCTTTCTCGTAAGAAAGACGACGCTAGTAATGTGGATTGTGCAAATCAACATTGTCACACATCGGGAGACCTCGCATGAGTAAGGCAGCAGAACTCGCCGCACTGATTGGTTCGCAGTCGGCGTTGTCGAACAGGAACCTGATTATCAACGGTGCGATGCAGGTGGCGCAACGGGGTACGAGTGCAGTCACTATAAACAGCGGTTCTGCAACGTACCGTCTCGATAGATTTTATGCATCCGGCGCAAGTTCTGCTGGTGTTTACACCGTTGAGCAAAGCACAGATGCACCAGCTAATTTCAAAAACTCTTTGAAGGTTACAGTCACAACCGCTGATAGTAGCATCGGCTCAACAACAAACTACAGAGTGCAACAATCCCTTGAGGGGCAAAACATATCGCATCTGAACTATGGTTCGTCGGATGCCCAGACTGTTACTCTTTCATTTTATGTAAAGTCTAGCCTGACCGGCACATTCGGCGGCAAGCTGGGCAACAGCGCAAGGGACCGCAGCCACCCCTTCACTTACACGATATCTTCCGCAAACACTTGGGAACGTAAGACTGTTACCATTGCTGGTGACACAAGCGGCACTTGGCTGGACACTAACGGCACAGGCATCGAATTGGCTTGGTCTATGGGGGCAGGCTCTAGTCGATTGGGTACTGCCGGTGCTTGGGCTGGCACAAGGTATGATGGCGCATCAGGTCAAACAAATATCATTGCTACAAACAGTGCAACGTGGCTCATAACCGGCGTCCAGCTTGAACTTGGCGAACAGGCCACGCCGTTTGAGCATCGGTCGTTTCACGATGAACTACGGCGATGCAAACGATACTTTGAAAGATTTGCTAAAACATTCACGGGTGTTGGTCAAGCCAGTGAAGCAAACTGCGGATTGTGGTCTGGCATGTCCCGCAGTGGAAACAGCGGAAACAATCAAGGTGTTATGACCTATCAGACAAAAAGAACTAATCCAAGTATTAGTGTTTCTAGTGCAGCACACATCAACGGGGTTTTTCCTATCTCTCCTTTTGCAGCATCTCTAAGCAGCTTTGGTATCGACGGTAACGCAGGTATAGATAATTGTTTTGTAAATGCGGCCAACAATGCAAGCAGCGCACCTTCGTCTGACTGTGGTTCTAGTGGGGTGATGGGTAATTCGTCTGGCACATTAGATATTGATGCGGAGTTATAAACATGAACATTACAAGCGCACAGTATGTAACCTCCATATTCGACCCGACAGTTAAAAATATAAAAGCGGTCATCGACGGTAGAGAAACACATGTTCCTACCACCCCCGGCAACCGCCACTACGACGAAATAATGAAACAGGTCGAGGCCGGTGACTTGACAATCGCTGACGCCGACTGATGAAGCTGGCGATGGAACCCGTACTCAAAACCCAGATGGAACTTGAGGCACACGAGAAAGAGTGCGCCATCCGGTATGCTGCTGTGCAAGAGAAACTCGACTCGTTGGACAAGCGCATGTGGCGGCTTGAGGCGATGATTATGGGTAGCACTATTCTCGTGGTAGCAATGGTGGTATCAGTATTTATGGGACTTAACTAATGGCTGTATTCAGAGCATTTAAACCAGAAGCGATGAACAAAATCGCCAAGAGCATGGGTTATACAGGCAACATGAGTCAGTTCCAAGACTTCATTGAACAAGACCCTGCACGTAAGGCACGTATGCAACAGTTCACTAACGCCGCTGTGCAGATGGCAAAAGGTGGTGTAGTGAAGATGCAGACGGGTGGACTGCCCGGAAGTTTTGACAAGCCTAAAGGTCCGCTTAATCCAAGAGCAGATGACCCACGCAATGCACCCATGTACAACCAATTTCTTCAATCGCCAGAGTATCAAAACTCTCTTGGTCAAGCAGGTGCAGCAGTTGTATTACCTGTACAAGAAGGTGGTCAGACATACAGTTTTGGCAGTGCTGTACAGGGTGAAGCATATAAAGATTACATGCAAAGAATGCGTAGTGGTGGTCCTGCACCAGATGTGCTTCCTAATCCAATGAACCCGATTGGTGGTGTAGACCCACGTAGTATGATAGGGCCAGTGGGGCCAACAGTATCCCTACCGGGTGGGCCGGGTACAGGGCCGCTGATGGGGCCAGTGCGCACACTAGAAGATAATATGCTACGGCAAGGCCCAGCCGGTGGTGTGGGTACATTGCCAAATGTACCACCTGCTGCACAGACACAGCCAAATACAATTAGAGAAGCAAGCATACAACGCATGTACCAGCCAGGTGTTCCGACTGGCGGCGTTGTACAAGCTGCACAAACTGCGTATGATACGGCACAGTATGTAGACCCACGTGCTGGTGTAATTGGACAGCAACAAGCTATACCTACGGCATACGCTACAGCTACACAAGCTACACCACAAGTCGAACAAGAGGCTGCTCAAGTTGCAGCGGCACAAGCGGCTCCTGCTGTTGATGTGGCAGTTGAAGCGGCACAAGCAGCACAGGCTGTTCCTGACGACCCTCGCGCACAAATAACTGCAGCACAACAAGCGGCATCTAGTGTGGGCAATCTGCAGGAAGCGCAAGGTAATGCCATCCTGATTGACAATCCTGTGCAACGCGATTTGCAAGCAGGGGAGTTGATTAGTGGTGCTGCAGCAGACGCCACTAAAGCGGCACAATTCACAGAACAAGTAGAAGCGGCACAAGCCACCCCTTCACAACAAGCTACTGTACAAGGTCAGCTTGCACAGCTTACAGCAAACTTTGACGCAAAAAACCCACCGGCATGGGCAGCGGGTGCATTGCGCAGTGCAAATGCAGAGATGGTTGCACGTGGTCTTGGTGCCAGCAGTATTGCTGGACAGGCCATTGTTCAAGCAACCATTGAGGCCGCACTTCCTGTAGCACAAGCTGATGCGCGTACCTTTGCGGCGTTTGAGACACAGAACCTATCTAATCGTCAGCAACGTGCCATGCTTGCGGCACAGCAACGTGCAGAGTTTATGGGCATGGAGTTTACGCAGGAGTTTCAGGCCCGTGTGCAAAATGCCGCTCGTATCTCTGATATTGCTAACATGAACTTTACGGCAGAGCAACAGATACAACTTGAAAACAGTAAAGTAGCTAACACTGTAAATCTGCAAAACTTATCTAACTCACAGGCAATGGTCATGGCAGAGGCTGCGGCACTAGCACAGCTTGACACATCCAACCTAAACAACAGACAACAAGCTGCTGTACAAAATGCCCAAGCGTTTATGCAACGTGATATGGCAAACCTTTCCAACAGGCAACAGACTGAGTTGTTCAAGTCACAACAACGTATCCAGTCTATTCTGACAGACCAAGCCGCAACCAATGCCGCACGTCAGTTTAACGCAAGTTCTGAAAATCAGGTGGTTCAGTTCTTCGCAAACCTTGCCAATCAAACAAATCAGTTTAACGCATCACAGGCTAACGCACAGTCGCAGTTCAATGCCGGTCAACGCAATACCGTTGAAAGGTTTAACGCTGAGATTGCTAACCAGCGTGACCAGTTCAATGCACAGAACCAACTTGTGATTGCACAGAGTAACGCACAGTGGCGTCGTGAGATTGCCACTGCTGACACTGCTGCTGTCAACCGTGCAAACGAGTTGAACGCAACCAATGTTCTCAATATATCTAAGCAAGCCTATGACAATCTTTGGACATACTATGCTGACACAATGGAGTTTGCATGGAAGAGTGCAGAGAATGAACTTGACCGGATGAATAGCATGGCTATTGCACAGCTTAGTGCAGATGCCCAAGCAGAAGCCGCAAGACTAGCTGCCAAATCCGGTGCAGGTAAAGCTATCGGTGGATTGATTGGAACACTTGGTTCAGCAGCAATTGAATTTGGTCTGCCCTTCTAAGGATAGTTAAATGTTTTATCTTAATAACCCAGCTAAAAATATGTATCAAAACTTGAACTATCTGGCTAATAGAGAAGAGTCAGAGAAGAAGCCTGTGAAGAAAACGGGTTTGCTTGGTATGCCTATGGCTAATCAGAACAAGCAAGAAAACGAAGAAATGGGACTGCCAGCAAAGCGAGTTATCAAGTATATGAAAATGATTAATGACAAAAGACAGGAACTAAAGAATGGCGATGCAGGAAACACCGACGTTTGATGCTCCTATTCCTGGGGAGTCACTAACCCACGAACTTGGCGCACGTCCTTGGCAGTCTCCTCCGCAGTATGCTACTGTGGAAGACGCACTGGATTTCTATATCCCACGCTTTGCCAACGAAGAAGTTGTAAAACAACTGCTCGACGTATTGAATATGGGCGTACCTGTCACTACATTGGCTAATACAATTCAGCTTGGCAATGTGATGGAAGGTCGTCACAGCATTGATGTTGGCATGCTGGTCCTGCCTGTGCTGATGGAACTGATTATGTTTATCGCTGAATCAGAAGGCGTAGAATATACGAGTGGGTTGGAGCAAGAGAAGAAACTTCGTAGCACACTGGTTGAGTCCGCTTTGATACAGCTTGAAGAACAGACAGAAGAACAAGACGAGACTGAAACAACAGATGAACCAGAGGAAGTAGAAGAAGAACCTGTGGTTGAGCGTAAGGGATTGATGGGACGTAGCTAATGGTTTTTGCACTTGGTTTTCTTGAGGGTCTTGCTGAGTCTACAGACAAAGGTCTGCAGAAAAGTTTTGAGCGTATCCGTGAAGAAATTGATAGCACTGCTGAGACACAAGTCAAGCGGGAAGAGAAAGCTATTGATGCCGTAAACAAAGACACAAAAGAGGTGATGGAAAAACTACGTGCGGCACAATCTGTGCTTGGCGGCGTTAATGACCCAAAATCAGCGGGACGTGCTGCTGCACTACTTAAACAAGTTGGTAGTGTTGATGATTTTGATGCCATTGTCAAGAGCATTAAAACATTTAAAGAAAGCGGTGATGCCGGTGCAGAATATGATTTTACTAGATATTTTGACTCCCAAAGTGATTTACCCGGTGTAAATTTAGCAGATGCCGCAAGAAATTATGTATTAGGTATTACTCCACCTACTGCACAAATAGGAGAGGTGCAGAAACGAGGTGGAGGAATTGCTGATATGTTTAACATAAATATAGCTGACCGTGCTAGGGCAAAAGCGGAAGCAGAACTTGCTTCTTTAGGTTTAACAACACCAAAAGTCACTGAAATAGAATTGCCGGATATTAAGTTTAAGGCAGAAGCATTTAAGCTGGATAGAATGGACCCAGCAGAAGAATTAAAGTATTTAGAAAATAAAATGCTTGATGTAGACACTCCATCAGATAGGGTATCTTTTTATAGCAGTCGCGCAAAAGAATTGGCATCTAGGCTTGGCGTTGATACAGAACTTGAAAATCTCACTCGTCAGTATAATCTTGCGCTCTCTCGTGGTGCGCCAGGAAAAGAAGATGCTGAAAAATTATTGGCCGAAATTCAAGCAACAACTAAACAAAAAAACAAGTTTGATATTTTGTCCTCCGGCGACCCAATTAAACTTAAAGAGTTTGAGTTGCAACAAGCTATGGAAGCTAAAAATACGGATAAAGCAAACGAAATCCGAAAAGAACTCATTGCTATGGGTGCCATGACACCAAAGCAGTTTACAGATGTTTTGGAAGCACAAATACAAGCGGGTGCTTTGGCAGGGGAAGATACAACGGCAGTACAAAATACACTGGCAGCGTATAACAATACGCTACAAGAAATACAACAAACATTGACACCTGAATCTCTGCCTACAATTCAAGGACAAGGAAAAGTTAGAAACGAAATATACGAAGCAATATACGATGAAATGAGAAATATGCCAGAGTTTTCTGACGTAGCCATTACTGTAACAAGCGATGGAACTCCTATTGCTGATTTTGATAAGTTGACTACAGAGAAAAAGCTAGAGGTAAGTGCATATATAGCGAAACGTGCGCCTGAAATTGCAAAAATGTTTGCAGATTTGGAGCCTAAAAACGGCGATGCCCAATTTGTATATCGTATGTTGACAAAGGGAGTAACGCTAGACGACCAAAGCACCGCAGCAAAAGTTGCCGAAAACGCTGTTACGCAAACAGAAACAGCAACCGTTGAGGGTGTTGTTGCTGACCCAGTCGCTGCAACAGGCGTTGGAGATGCAAGTGAAGATGAAGTATCCCTAGTTAAACAAAAAATTATAACGGATTTTGGTCCTAATCCCCCCAACGCAAATAGTTTGAGAGGGATAGTCGATAACATTGCAAGTACAATGAGGAGTAGAGGAACCGCTACATCTGTAGATGACATTGTTGTTGAAGTTACAGAAGCCTTGTCTATAGGTTATGGAGATGAAGTCGTACAAAATTTACGTGATAACATAAGACAAGAAGCTGAAAAAGCATTTGCGACACCTCCGATAACTGAAGAGACTACCCCAGAACTTGGCTTTGGAGCAGAGGGTGCTGGCGCACAATCTAGGCAAGATATAACCGTAACCCGTATGGGTAAGCCTAAAACATATAGACAAGTAGGCACAGATTTTTATGAAGTAGACCAAGAGACTGGTACACTAAGCAATCTTCCTGTCGGCACAAATAGTGCATTGTATGACCAACTGCTGTCTCTTACACCTGAAGGTCAAGCCGACAGGGATGAGCAAGCGCAACAAGCGGCATCTGTAGAAACTGTAGAACCGGAACCGGAAAGTTTTGAAGATAAGATGGCGCGTTTAAAGCCCGACGTAATTTATTCAGAGGGTGGCATGGAAAGTCTGCTAAAAGGTCGGGCAACTTTCCCTCCGAAAGATACACAAGTCCCGTATCGTAGGGTAGGAGATAAATTCTTTAGAATAATGGACGACGGTAGACTAGACAGAACACCAGCAGGTCCATTGGTGACGCGCCGACTATTAGAAATGATGGCTGGTGAAACAAAAACTGCAACATCAGCATCCTCAGAACCCGCATCTCGTTTTAGTGTTGAGGAAGCAGCAGAGGCACAGTTCAGGACTAGAGATGACCTGACTACAGGACAAGAGTTTCCCGGCAGACCAACGGCTAGGTCTGACCAAACAATTCCTGCGGATACGAAAACTATGGCAGGAACAGCAACAGAACGCACAACAACGGATAAAGGTGGACCGTTCCAACCACCCAAAGATGTAAAGGCTGCATCTACTGATTTTCTAATTGCAGAACTTGTGAATAATCGCATGACAAGCGAAACTGCAGAAGAATTAGAAAGACGCATAGAGGCTGACCCATCAGGCAAACTTGCATTGCGTATTGCAAAAATCGTAGAGAGAGCAGAAAAAGCAAGGGCAGAGTAACATGTCATATTTGCAAGGTTTGCTACAAGAAGTTAGAAAAGAAAAAGAAGAAGCTGCAGGAATTGACCTGACGACACAACCCGCAAATAAAATTAAAGGGACTTACACATCTGGTCTACTTGAAGAAGTTAGAGCAGAGAAAGATGAGGTTGGGGCGACAGTAAATTATGAAGCTATAAAGAAAGACCCAACAGTACGTGACGCTGCTGTACGTTTTGCTCAAGACCACTTGGGCTATGAAACGATAGACCCTGATGATGCAATCAGTGAGTTTATTGAACATTTTCGCTCGTTCAATGTAAATGAGTTGACGGCAGGAATGGACTACAATATTGTGTCTGGTCTTGCCACAGATGCTGCATCCAAAACAAATAAAGACAATGCTCGTAAGGCGCAACAACGCCTAGACGACTACACGAAACTATATCAAACGTACCAAGCCCTGCCCGGCGCATTTGATGCTGGCGGTGCGCCTGGTGCGTTTTTAGATTATTTGGAGGGTATTGCAAAAGCCCCGTCAACTTATATCGGTATTGTACCCGGCATATTTACAGGTGGTGCAGCCACAGCATTGACAAAAGCTGGCGCAACTGCTGGCGCACAAGTTGCCAAAGAGGGTGTGAAGCAAATCATCAAGCGTAAGCTGACATCTCCCGTATCAGAGTTGGCTAAAGCTGCTGCGGCAAATCCTGTCCCAACTACGGTGCTTACTGAAGCCACAGCCGGTGCTTTGCAAAACATAGCACAACAAAAGACAGAGATAGAAATTGGTGAGCGAGACGAACTTAGTGCAAAAGAAGTAGCACTAATGTCAACGATTAGTGGCGCACCTGCGGCATTGATACCCGGACTTTTGAAAAATATTTCAGGTCGTCAGATAAATAAAGGCGCGGCTGATTTATTGGCAGACGCAGAAAAAGCAATTGCCGCAAAAAATGAGGCAGCAAAAGAAGCCGCTGAATCTACGTTTGAGGGTAATATCAACCTTGCGCGTGACATTGATGCGCAGTTCCGTGGTCCACTGGACCCAGAGGGTGTGGCACGTGGAAAAAGAACAAAGACAGAAATAGGTGAACAGCTTGGTGTAACTAACGAGTTTGTAATCAGTCTTGACCCAAGCCGTGACAAACGCATTATTGCGGCTGCAATGGAGGTATTGGAGTCTGGTAAAGTAAAGTATGACCCTGCTAAAGAAAGGGTCAGCGATGCTTTAGGACGAGCGATTACAGAAGTAGATTTTGGCGAAGAGGGTCTTAAATCGTTTAAAGACACCATGAAGAAATACAACCTATCGTCAGACGACATGCTTAATGTACTAATTGCAGACCTTAGTCGGGCAGATGCTAGTGAGGCTGGTGCGTTGCTAGGTCGGAGAAGTGCTGCAAAGCGTAAACTTATTAGGCGCATTACTGATGCTGGTGCTGCTGATTTGTTTGGTTTAACTGACGAAACAACAACCACACTGAAAAAACTAGATGATGCACTTGCATCAGGAGATACTCGACAGGTGCTGCAGGCAACGGGCGAAGTCAAAGAGGGTATTACCATTCGTGGCATTGACCAGTTGCGTCTGTCAATGATGACCTCACAGACTGCAACAACATTCCGTAACCTTATTTCTGGCTACTCACGTGTTGGCTTTGATGTGGCAACGAAGGTCTTGGATAGGTCGATGGCACAAGGTGCTTCTGTTGTGGGCAAAGGTAAGGGCAAAGTCAAGCTGTTTGATGCTACACCTAATGCCGACACATTTGCTGTTTTGTCTGGCATGACAAATCATGTACGGTCTAAAGCACTAGCCAGTCTGTTACAACAAGGATTTCAGCGTAGACATCAACAGTTGTTCCGTCAGTTGACTGATATTGCTGATGCATCAGGTGAGTTAAAAGGCGCACGTACCTCTAAGATGCAACACCTTGCGCGTGAACTCAATGCGCTTAACACCTTGCAGGACAACATGTTTAAGCAAGCATCTTTTTTTGGTGAGTTGTCTCGTGAATTAAATGAAGCTGCCGCAAGGACTAAGGCAATCAATCCAGCACAAGATGTAAGTCAGTTCAACCTTGAGCGTATCATGCGCTCTGGCAACTTCAATGAAATATTTGAGTCCACTATCAAAGCAGGTGATGAAGTTGTATTTGACGGTAAAAAGGTTCTTGACAACGCCATACAAAAATCTTTATATTTTACCTTCCAACGCTCGCCTAGTAATCCAACAGCAAAAGCATTTGTTAATGCGGCGCACTCTCTGCCATTCTTGACCACATCGTTTGTGCCGTTCCCTCGCTTCGTGGCTAATGCATTGCGTTTTACTTACGAATATTCTCCTGCGTATCTTGTGTCAGGTATACGACAAGCGTTAGCGAAAGACGCAACAAACTATGAAGAACTCGCAAAGGGACTGGTTGGTTCTGGTTTCTTGGCGGGTGCCATTGCATTTCGTAACAGTGAATATGCTGGGGAAAGTTGGTACGAAGGTAAGACAATGGATGGTAAGACGTATGACCTTCGTCCATTCTTCCCTGCTGCGCCATACCTGTTCTTCGCTGATTTGATTACACGTAAGTACAAGGGTGAGCCACTGACTGGCGACAGGAGTATTACTACAGAAGCTATTCAAGCCTTGTCAGGCACACAGTTCCGTGCAGGTTTTGGTATATATGCTCTTGACAAAGCATTCAAAGACATTACGGAAGAGCAAAGTGCAGAGAAAGCCGCAGAGATTGCAGCACAGTTTACGGGCAATATTATTAACACATTCACGATACCCTTTACTTCCTTGCAGGACACATACAATACCTTCGTTGCAGAAGATGAAGCACGTATTGTCAGGGATACTGACATGCAGATTAAGGACACAAAAGATTTTTTAACCCTTGTTGCTCGTAGGTCGTTGGCGCGTGTACCTCTGAATTACAAAATTGAAGAACTCTTATCAGAGCAATTGGGTGTAAAACAATCAGAGTATTATGAGTCGGGAACACGGGCTGAGAAGCTACGTCGCATTGCTCCCATTAGCCGACAGACTATGGGTATCTTGTTGCAGGAACGCAAGAACTTTTTTGAGAAAGAAATTGCCAGACTAAAAATACCACGTCGTGTAATCAATGCCAGCACAGGTGTGCCAGAGGCAGACATGATGTTAGATGCATCCTATGGTGAATACATAACTAATTATGTGGTCCCACGAATGGAAACTGAAACGTATAAAAAATTAACAGACGCGCAAAAAGAGGTATACATACGTGAGTTAGTAAGTGATTACAGAACAAAAATTACAGAAGCTGTGGAATTGAATGCAAAAGAAACAGCAGAAACAAGGTTTGGATTCAATCCCTTTGAACTAAAGGCGTTTGAAAGCTATGCTAATGCCGGTGATACAGCAGAGTTTGCACGTCTTGCTCTTGAATTATATGAAGAGCGATATGGAAAAGATGCGCCAAAAGACTATGAGGTCATACTACAACTTGCCAAAAAATTAAAAGAGAGAAGAAAAGCTAGTCGTAGAGTAGGCTCTGACGAGTTTTATGGGAATTAAAAAGGGGGCCGCGAAGCCCCCTCTCTCATTTTAGAACCTACCTAGCCATCGTGCGATATGAGATACAAACGGTAACAATGTAGCTGCCATAAACAAGTTCACACCTGTGTGCGCCATTGCAATACGCAATGTATCCCCTTTAGGCATACCATCTGACACAAACAAACCTGCCAGCCAGATTGTTCCTGTTGTACCTATATTTGCGCCCAGCACTGCAGCAATGGCTGCTGGTAAAGGCAAGGCACCAGAGGCAACCAGTGCAATGATAGCCGTAGTAGACAGGCTGGACGACTGCCACAGCAGTGTCATTATGATACCACCAGCAAACATATACAAGGGGTTGCCCAAGAACCACGAAAGATGTTCTATGTTGCCCATAGATTTCATGCCCCCAGAGAATGTCTTCAAGCCTACGTAAAATATAACTAAGCCTACTAAGGCTGTTATTACTGGGTTTCCTAAGTCCATCCTACTTACTCTCTTCCATAGTTTCTTTCCTTCTGTCACCTGTTATCACCTGACCCTGACAGAGTGCCACGCTTCTTCCTGTCAGCTAGTTTCTCCAAATTCTTCTCCATGATGTGGCCCAAATCCATGTCAAGTTCTTCGGCAAGCACAGCGCAATACCACATGACATCACCAATCTCGTAGGCAATCTGTATCCTCCTAGCCTCGTACTCATCTTGTGGCGCACCATCCCGAATAAACTTCTTGACTTTGTTTGCTATCTCCCCTGCTTCTCCAGTGAGGCCAAGAGTAAGATATTCCATAGCCTTGTTCTTTGGGAAGATGGCAGTATCACATGCCGCGATTTGATATGCAGTTCCTGTTATCCCATACATATATTTCTCCTTCATCCAAGTTTTAGCCTCTTGCTCTAAGTCCATTCCGTTTCTCCAGGTTTTTAAAATACGCAGCTTCCCATCCACGTTGCCACTCCCGATAAGGGGTGGTATCTTTTTTTAGTGGGTTAGCTATCTGACGATAGCGAGTGCCAAACCTTTTGCTCTTAAACTCCTCAACCTTACCGAATGCCTTGTACCCATCCTCAAAGTTTTTTGCTAGACTTGTGTTCATCTTGCTTCTCCTTTTCTTTTAGTTTTTGCCACTCTTCCCATTGCTCAGACTTGCGAGGGGGATTGTAGATTATGTAATCATCCCCACGTTTCCATACCAACTTACTCATTGAAGTAATTGTTCAGTATGTCCAGCCTATCTTCGTGCATAGCAATCTTATCCAACTCACCCTGCATAGCTTCCATGATATCGGAATGCTCACCAATACCTACAGGATTCCTAAGATAACACTCTATGTTAGCTACGTGCAAAGCGACATTTGCTTGTGCATGTTTACGAAGTACCTCTATCATCTGCTCTCTCATTTGTCAACTCCTTTCTGTCTAAACCTGTGTTTAAAGAACACAACTACGTTAATAGCTGTGTTGACAGTGATGGCAAATAACAACCACCACTGCCACCAGTTGGGCATGTCTGCGCCTTCAATCATGCTGCGTTGAGGTCTACGACCTCACATACTCCTGCCGTACATGCCAGTTCACGACCACCAGATGTCGTATCTTCCTTCTCAAACTCTTGTAGCTTTGCCCAGTCAATACGTGCTGGCATACGCTCAAGCATTTCACCATACTGTTCCACAGAACAATCTTGATACGGTGCTTGCTGGTATGTATGTTCACTAAATGGCAGGAAGCTGATACCAGATACTTCATCAAAGTGTTCATACACCCAAGCACCGACACTCATCCACTCATTCTCCTTTACAGAGATTGTCACCGACGGTTTGTGTTCACACCAGTGACGCTGGTACAGAAGCCAAAGTTCAAGCTGCTCAATAGCGTTCATCTCTGTGCGACACACAGCACCTGTCGGAGACTTCATGGGGAAGCTGAACACTGTTGTGCTATCTGGTTTCATCACATCCGGCTCTGCTGGTATGCCTACATTGACCATGAACTGAGTCAGTGGGTCTTTGTTATCACCACGCACTGTGCGAATATAGTACGGGTTGTGACGAGCATGAATACCAGATGCACTATTCACAAGCTGCGACACTGTACCTGATGGCTTAACACAGGTAATGGCAGCGGACTGTGGGATTGACAATGCCTCTGCTGTAACCTTATTAGTCAGCACAGCTTGCTCTTTGAGAGCGTTCAGTGTAGCACCAATATTCATACCAAACGTGACAGACTTGCCCGACATCATAGCGTTATCCATAATGCCTGTAAGAGATACACCAAGTAGGCGTTCCTCTTCTGTATTCTTTCTCCACACAGTACGAAGGTACTTGAAGTTAGTTAGTGTGGATTGGAACGTACCAAGGATGGTAGCCAGACGAACCTTTTCAGTCAGGGTTTGCTGGGTATCTGACGCACGTACAACAACCTCTGACAGATTACAAAACTGATATGGACGCAGGATAATTTCACTACATGGGTTTGTACCAAAGTCAATGTAGCTTGACCCATCCCTGTGAGGGTGCATCGTGTACTGCGAATCTGTGTCGTCAATGGGAGTCGCATTGTGTAGCTTACGACGACCATTCTTTGCTGCCTGTTTGACAGCAGACTGACGATTGAAAATGCCACGCTCACCAGACTTGCTATCATACAGAGACAGCCACTCACGCATAAACGTACCCATCTCTGGCTTACCCTTGTACGCTACACTATTGTTTGCCAGCGCACGTTGTCCCTCATTAGTCCACCACTGACCAGACTTAGCATGTGCCATCTGGTCATCATTGAGATTAGACAGGCTGATAAGAGCAGAGCGACGAACCCCGCCAACAACCACTACCTCACCAATCTTGCACATGATGTCATGGCACTCAATCGGGAATAGCCTACGACCTGTGGCGTTGACGAACTTGTTTACAATAAACTGAAACAGTTCTTCCAAGGGGGCTGGGCCACTAGCGCGACCACCAAACGTCTTCAGACGCGCACCAGCAGGGCGAACCTGACTGGTATCCCACTTCGGGACTTTTCCTGCGTAAAGGAGCGAAATTAATTCACGCAAGGATGTAGCCCAGCCCATACGAGAGTCGCCAACTTTGATGACAGTATCCGTGTCATGCATATCTTCGTTGACGACAGGCAGCTTCTCTACATTGTGTCTTTCTACAGAGAAGCCTACACCAGTGCCACACATGAGGATATACATCGTCTCGTCAAATGCACGAGGATTATCCACCGGTACGTAGGAGCAATTGTAACCACCGACGTGACAACGGTCAAGCGCGGGACCGGCAGTCATCAATGCTCTCATGCTTGGCATGATGTCTTGGTTAAGCACAGCCTCTTCAAGTTCTGCGCGTAGTTCATCGGATAACATGTAGCTGTGCTTTTCTGCAAGGTGGTCTTCCATATAGTTGAAATACCTCGACACAGTTTCAGGCCATGTTTCTCTTCGTTGTTCTTCTTCAATCCACCTTGCGTAACGAGAGGTGGCAATAAATGTTTGATAGTCTGTAGGTAAATAATTGTTCATGTTTCACTCCATGTTTATTTTCATATGTTTGATTTCCATGCCAGGTAATTCGTGAAAGTAATCCTCTAAACTTTCTTGTATTTCTTCTGTAGGATTTTCATCGGCTGGCATCGTATATTCTTCTGGGTCAATGTCTAGTGTGACGTAAATCTTAACTCGCATCACTATCCTCTATAGCCTTCTCTAGTGCATTGATGTACCACTTTGCCTTCTGTACATCTTCCAATGGCTTGCCCTTGTAGTCAAAACGCCACAGGTATTTCATTATATTGCCCTGCAAATAATATTTAAAGTTTGGCCCAAGCATTGCCTCAATGGCTGTGATACACTCAATACCAGACTGATTGTAGTGTGAGGGGCTGTTGACCATATCTTCTTTTTTACTTATTTGTTTAGTATAGTACTCGTCCATAAGTTTCTCCTCATCAGCTTTCAGTTTCATAAAGGTTTCATGTCTCATCATGCTTCTCCTTTTGTCTTTGTTGCAAACGTCAGATGTACAACATTATCGTCGTCATCCCGTCTGATTACAACTTCCTGTTCATCTTCGTTATCTGTCAACGTCATCAGTTCCTCTGTGTACTCTTCACAATATTTATATATTTGTTCGCGTACATATTCATCTTGCTCCATCACTGGAAGCGCAGACAGTATCATCCTAACGAATAATTCCATACCACGATATACTTCTTCTGTCAACTCATTATTCTCAGAAGTTATAACTGATACTTCTGCATCCCCTGACCATTCACCTTTTGCTGTATAGGTAGGGCGTATTCTAATCAAAAAGTCTTCATCTTCTACTGCTCTTGCCACGATAAACTCCTTTCTTTTTTTCGCCCTTGAATGGTATAAACTTCGGATGTTTATTCTTTCCTTTTTCTTTTAACCAATCTTCAGGAATAATTCTATCATAGTATTTAAAACTATGCTTTATACACCATTCTGCATAAGATGATTTCGCACCCTTGCGTAGCTTACGTCTACTGTTTTCAAACACAAAACGAATGTCCAGTTGTGGGTGCTGTTTACTTATGGCTATGTGCTTTCTCCTGTCAGCAGCCGTAAACATACCCTTTGTCTCAATGATAATACCGTTGTGCAGCACGAAGTCGGGTGTGTAGGTTCTGTATGCTAAGTCTTCCCACTCAATCTTTACAGCCTCGTATAAAAACTTTATCTTTAGCTGTGTTAGTTTTTCGGAGACAGATTGCTCCAGACCACTACGATACCCATTCTTTCGTGCTGCCCGATATGCTTTGCCGTTAAACACTACAGTGAGCGACCACGCCAGAAGTCAGCAGGGTCACGATATCCAATAGCCCTTAGTTCTTCGCGGAGAACTTTGTCTGCTTCATTACGCGCTTCAATAGCTGCACGAACCCCAGCAGTTTTGCGTTCACGATATTCCTTACGCAAGTCGCTAAGTTTCTGTTCAGTAAGTTTAATCTCTTCGACGAGAGCATCAAGTTCAAGTTTGTCATCCATTTACATACTCCTCTGCTAGTTCTACATAATTAACCATCTTTGGTTCTTTTGCCTGAGACTTTACAGCAGGTAGTTCCTGCAAGTTGGGCCAGCAAGAAAATCTGTAATCACAGAATGAACACTCTTTACACAAGACTTTGTTGCCTGTCTCTTTGCCTCTAAATGTTTCAGCTTGTGCGTCATAGCAACGCTCAAACTTATTCTCTTCCAACTTCTCCACAAGATTTTCAATCTTTTGAATCTCTGTGTTGATGTCAATGTTTGCTGGTACATATTTAAACTGCCCATTGGCTTTATTAATTACCCACCAGCCCCCAGGTTTTTTGTCCGTGGCTTTTGCATAGCCAGCGAGCTGCCCTACATAACCAAAGGAATCATTGTCTTTTAGCACTTCGTATGACTGAAACTTGTGCTTGTATGACCAGTCAGATGCAGACTTAAC